CACTATTGTATAGTCGATCCCATCCACTCGCAGGATCGCGCCCGCCACGCATAGCGTATCTACCGTCTTCGCCTGGGCAGAGCACAAGGTAAAGGTCCCGGTCGAATCCATGTAGGTCTTCTGCGTGGCCTTGAAGCCGATGAGAATATTTGTTAAAGTCTCTTTTATAAGATTGCTTCCACCGTTATTTAGAGCCTCGATTAAGATTTGACAATCAAGTCCACTCTGGGTTATCGTTGGTAATGTGGTTAAAAGTATTGTTGATGTCTTGCGAGTCGCAGATGTGAATGATATTTTTTCAGCATTGACATAGACATCCCCGGTTACATCTGCGTGCCCTGTCGCTGCTGCCAGGGTCACAGCGCACTTGAACGGCACCGTGGGCAGGCCGTCACCGCTTACTAGGGATGGCAGGACAGAGGCAAGACCGGAGAAGATGCGCCAGTTAGCGCGGTCTACTCTTTGGGCCGTTTTTTTTATGCCGGGGACAATAAATAATCACCACTTTATACTATTAGGATCATGATCATAGCGGCCCTTACGAGGGCGGGGCCGCGCGGGGATTGGAGGGCGGCTATTATGATACCGTCGCCCTAGTCACTGGCAGCGAGCGATATCTGGGGTTGACTAAGCCATTGTACCACTCGTCGATGGTGGTTACATTGAACCCATTTGCTTTTAGAGACCCCAGGAGGAAAGCGAATCGGGAAATGGTGCAGAAACTCGCGTTTGAAAGGGCATCTTCAACACCATGCAGCATGACAAACAACGTCTGATTTCCGAGGCGCGCCGCGTTTATAGCCGTCGTTATATTTGCCTCTGAGACCGTGCTATTCATTGTAAGCCCCGTTCCTATAGTTATCACATCTCCAACTTTATTAAAAGGATATGATACATATGGTGGGGTATCTATTCTAGCAGATTTCACGCCAAGCGTATTTAACACCGTGTTTGTATGTGCAGAATAGAGAACCGCGGGATATGCAAAATGGTCTGCTGCTCTTGGCATTCCGTTATTTACGAGATAATTTTTGTTTGTGGATATCTCGGTTGCTATCTGTTCATCGGTCAAAGTTGTAAAATTTGGATGGGTCGCCGAATGCAAAGACATGCTCCAGCCAGCGGCATACAGTTCCTGAAGTTGTGCTAAAGTGATATTAGAACCGCCTATACCACCAGACCAAACATATACAGTTCCTTTGATGCCTGCCGCAGCCATCATAGGATAAGCGGTTGAATAGATCGTTGGACCCGTGTCGGTATCAAATGTGAGGACGCATGTTGGCGCTATTCCCTTCTGTCCAAAATACAGAGAGTCAAAAGTTGCAGCCGGGCTTTTTCCGGTTGCTCCTTTCACTGAGCACGCTATATGGGATTGTGGGTTGTTAGCATTTCCGCCCGATTGTGCTGACCATCCAGACGGGTGTATATATACTTCGTTCCAGCCAGCGACTAAAGATGAAGAAAATAAGTTGCAATAGTGATAGGGTCCACCCGCAGACTCAAAGAAATGTAGCCTGACATAATCATAATCAGCGGGATCGTTGTAGAGATATATCCAAATTTTCCCTAACTGGTCGGTGAATTTCGGCGCGGGATATGCGGCTATTGTGAACCGCATGTTGCAAATAGATCCGGTGTTTCCGACTTGAACCTTTAAGGCAGATGTACCTGTTTTGAAATTTGTAGTGTCGGAAGTACCAGAACCGCCCGCGCCTACCAGATCCCCCAGTCCTGGCATGACTTGGAAGTCGTGATAAAGCGCCATGACTCCGGCAATGCTGTTTGTTGGTAAAATTGGGCGGCTCATAAGACATATCCCCAGATGCAGGCGTGCATGACGGTCGATCCGCCAGGAGCAGATACAACCAGATTAGCTGCCTTGCCGACAGTTCCAACCATAATCGGCCCATTTGAGGGAGTTGTACCGACCTCGGCACCTACAGGAGCAGCGGCATTAAGAACCTTTGTGCCCATAACAGTTGTATCATCTTTCAGAATTGCAGTAGTAATTGAGGTCGTGGCTGCTGTATCCACATTAGCAAAATATCCAAGAACATAATTAATTTTGCCTGCCACTGCTGGCATAGCAACAGTAACAGCCGCACCTGCTGCACCATCACCAGAAACACGAACGAAAGTCGCGCCGTAAGGTAACTGTGAAAGAAGATATGCTCCAACCACATCACCAGGAGAAGGATAACCAAGCATCTCTCCCAAATGCACGTCAACGGGCGTGCCATAAACCGTTGCCGGTAGGAACTTGGCGATCAGAGCAATAAGATAGTTGACTTCTGCTTTGCTCAAGGCGATCTCTGTGGCCGCTCCTGCACCCTGTGTCCCTGTCGCGGCGGCATCGGTGGGGGTGCCTATGGCGGCCTCAAGCCCATCGGTGTTGACATCTGCCTGAATTGTGGCGTTGACATCCAGGCCGCGCTTTCCGCCGCCCAGGTCGGTGCTTGTGATAGGTATTCCAGATCCATCGGCAGTTTTTCCTGTGGCCATCTCCCGTAAATATTGTGTATCTGTACTTTTATCTCCTGCAACAGTAACCATTATCGCACCTCTGCCCCAATGTACCTTCTCATATTTCGCCAGGCTGCTTTGCTCTGTAGGCCGCACTGGGTATCCATCGCAGACGGCCCCAGGTTCTCGCTGTAATCCCCGCCCAGGCTGTAGCTTCTGACACCATCTTCTATCATGACACGCCTCTCGGTTCGATCCGTGTCCGCATTGAATTCAAGGATCGAAATAGCCTCTTCCAGGCAGGCGCGTTTCACCAGGGCCGGAATGATAGGCTTCTGAGTACCCATATCATAATCACAGGTGACACCATCGATGATCCTGGGGAACTCCAGCACCTGGGCGAGCCCATCAGAATCTACATCCTTCTGAACTCCATTATAGAGATATGGCGATTCATACCTATATCCCCGGAGGGTTAGGGCATCAATGCGCCGAGTGGCCTCCTGTAGTGCGATTGCCTTCCCGGTGCCCGCCCATGCTGCGGAATCGGGCCTCTTCAGGACTAAGGCATCGGCTTCTTCGATTGTGGCAAGATAGCTCTCCAGAACCGGCGTTGTCGTCATCCTAAATAACCCCTAAGATAATGATATCGAATCCAAACATTTTCAAAATAGTTTCTTGCCGATCCCATGCGATAACCGATTGCAGCACCGCCAATTATGCGTTTCAGGTCAGCTAAATGAAAGCCGTCTATTTGTCTCTTGGCAACCCCATATTTGTGCCACCTTCCCGGGCTATCTTTCCGATGATGGATGCACTCAGTATCCAAGATGATCCAATCGGCATCCAACCATCGAGCAAATCTTGAATCCTCGGCATAGTCCCATTGATCCATCTCTTTGCAATCCAGGAACAGCTTTCGATCTAGGATGCAGCACCCAATGAACCCGGCCTTGCCCCTGGCGGTATGTGGCAGGCTATAAGAGAAGGCTTCGTAATAGCCTGAGACGATTGGTTCATGAGACGCTAAGACCTTCTGCCAGGTCTCCTGGAGTTCTACGTCCGAATCCACAAAAGCTATTCTACATGTATCAGCGAATTTAGCTCCAAGACGACGGGCAAATCCTATTCCGCACGCCACCGTATGAATTTCACAACCATGCGCCTCGGCGATCTCTCTGGTCCGATCTGTAGATTCGTTATCGATAATTATAATTTTCTTCGGTTCACCAAATCTTTGAATGGATTGTATACATGCGGATAAGGTCTCGGCGCTATTATAAGTTGGGATTATGTAATCTATCAATCGAGTTCACCGCCGTTACAATATGCCGATAAATTGATAGGCCAAAACCAGAGTGGTATTATGCTAATTATTATTTTCCAAAAAAGATTAGGCATCTAAGGCACGACCGCGCCCCATGTGCCTATTTTGTTCAGGATATACCAGGCTATGCCATCACAGTAGACCGTCACGGATTCATACCGGGCAGTGCTCGCCACATTTACACCACCGTTGATGGTCTCTGCTCCAGTTCCATCCAGGATGAAATAATGGTTTCCGGGATCGGTTACAGTCAGGAAAGTATAAGACTTCCCGGCTGCTGTAGCTACTGCATCTAGAATGATAGTCTGATTGCTTGAAGCATTCCCCACCAGGTAGATCGTCTTATCTGCGTTGGATGACTGGCTGAGGTTACCGCTCCAATCCTGATGCGTGTATGTTGGTGCTAGACCCGTTGCCAGCTTGCCCGTGATGGTGGCTGTGGCATTGACCACAAGGGCGTTCACGGTGGCGGTGTCATATGCAAGAAGATCATCGGTTGATGTTATCTGTTCGCCCTTCGCCGCACCGGCGACAGTTACTGTGGTCGCAGTAGTCACGTTCAGAGCAGTAGCATTCTTGACATTCAGGGCACCATTGACATAGGTATTGCCAAGCTGATATGTAGCGGACGAGGCAGAACCGATTAAGAGAGCCACCATAAGAAGAATTGCTATAAGTCTCATTCGATTGCCCTCCAGAGGAAGTAAGCTGTCGATGGTGCTGTGAGCCCGCCCTTCAATGCCACCCGGAAAATCAAGGCGCTCGTTTGCGCTCTGACTATTTCGTAAGGCGAATCCATACCAGTTTCAGGAGTTATGCCTATGAATGTAGGCACGACCCCAAGGCCATGTGCCACATCCACATAATTATCTCCTGCAACTATGCTTCCCTCGTCCTGGGCTGAATTCTGGGCCAACGCGGTAGACATGCCTTCCAGTGCGGTTACTATCGCCCGGATCATGTCAGGATAGTTGTCTGGGGCCGTCATCCCTCAAGCACCTTCTTCTTTTTGGGAGGCTCTTCTTTGATTATACGAGGTTCTTCCTTTACCCAGGGAGGCTCTTCCTTATTCTCCTTGACCTCCTCATAGTCGTCGGGCTGTTCTTTAATTCTTTTGGCGGTGGGAGATCCTTCAGAGACCTCCCATATAACGCCCGTTCGCTTGACCTTGACTCTCATCGCTGCCTCATGTATATGCGGGAATCTTCAGAACGGCGATGGTCCCGGTTAGGTTCTTGCTGCTGATCTCACAGTATCCAGTGTCGTTCATGAATCTGGCAGACTCCAGGGGGCCGAAGCGATAGATGCCAACGGTCTCGGAGGTCAGAGAGAGGTTCCCGATACCAGACCTGAAAGCGGGCGGGTTATCTCCGGCCATGATGTGGACATATCTAAGCGTTGGGTTATCGTTCCGGAAAGAGGTAACGTTCACCATCACCAGATACTGATATCCACCTTCCATAGCGAAATTGCAGATAGATCCATTTCCAAGAAGAGTCTTCCACATGGTAGCAGGAGCAGAGAACCGGGCAGCCGCATTCTCAGTAGGCGCGCTTGGGACCAGAGACGTATAGGACGCAAGAGCGGTTCCCATTAGCATCAACACAACCAGAGCAAAAAGTATTTTCTTCATCTTCTTACCTCCTAAGCACTGTTGCAGGTCAGAACACCGAGAGCTTCTGGTCTTACGACTTTAGCGCCGTAGACATCCAGACCCTTTACAGCATCTGCAAATCTCTTCTCGACTCTATAGGCCTCGACTTTGAGGATCTGATTCGCGAAGGAGATAGCCCGGGAGGTGCCGAACATGATCTTGTACTTGGTGCCTGTCGTGTTCGGCACGTTGTGGGACTGAAGGATGTTAAAGCCAGCTGCCTTTCCAACTTGTCCATTCCTCAGGCCGTCCGTAGTTCCTGCCTTGGAAGCATCTATGAAATTGTCTTCCTTCAGGAGCTTCCCATAGAACCAGGGAGGAACGATCATCCATCTGCCTTCGGTAGGTACCCGGGAGTTCGTTAGGGCAACAGCGCAGTCCACGATCAGATTATAGGCGTTCTGTGCATCCCCTGCGGTATTGTTGGGCACCTTTGGCGTTCCATCAGAACCTATCAGATTGGCGGCAGCAGCATCTGTATAGAGGCTGGCAATATATTCATCTACTCCATCCCTCAGAGCGTAGGAAGCTTCTTCCATAGCAGCAGCCATGATCTTGGGTTGCATCTGGGCCTTGTCCACATCATCAACCTGGAAATTGAAATAGTCCTGTTGATTGATGAGCAGGGTCGTCTGTGCGTCGGTCAGAGTCTCAGGAGCGTCGATATCTGTGTTCTTGGTATATGTTTTGACAGTTACCGGACCGATACCGTTTATCTTTACAGTATCGCCCGCGCCAGAAATTGTGCCCTCGTAATCCCTATTGACTATACCGACCTGAGCAAATACCAGGTACTTCTCAAGCTGCCTCTGGACTTCTTGCGCCCAGAACGGGCCGATGAAATTTGTTAAAGTCACGTAGAATTCCTCATTTTACCCGGCCTTCTTGCATTGCTTTTATGATGTCTAGCCGGTGTTTTTCATGCTGCTCAGGCGTGAGTCCGGCGATCTCCTCCTTGGTCCACGTCTTGGGACCAGGAGGCACGCCCGGATTACCTGCGCCTTGCACTTGGTTTGTAAGAAGCTGCGGAGGCTGCGCAACTTGTGTTGGTGCCGGTTCTCCTATGATTAGGAAGCCGTCTGCAACCATCTGTTGAATGTCCGCCTCAATGTCTGCTTTCGTTTTCCCCTGCACTCTCGAGAGAAGGCCAGGTATCTTCTTGCTCGGAACGCCCGCAAGCATCAGAGATTCCATCTTGGCTATGCGAAGGTCCGCTCCGGTAAGTGGATCTGTAGCCGTGCTCGGAACGAGCTTGGGTGGCTTCTTGTTAGCCTCCAGGAAGGGTTTTAGATCCTTCAGTGGCATCCCAAGATCCTTTTCGAGTGCGGTCATCTTTTCGCCCCAGCGAGCATTGAACTGCTCCTGGTTGAGAATGAATTCGCCTGCCGGTGGATTTTGCGCCGGTGGCTGCGCAAGTGTTGGTATCCCCGGATTGGTGATATTGGCCGGTGCCGGTGTCTGTGCTGGTGGTGTTGCTGGTTGCCCGCCTGGAACTATTGGTGCGGGAGGCGTGCCCGCTGGAATTATTGGATCTAACATGGTAATTTCTCCCCCGATTCAAGGCTCGGGTTGCCATGATTATGAAAACAAAATAGTGATGATTATTATTCAAAAAATTAATTTCAGAGAATCACGGTTTGTCCTTCTCTGGAAGTCTGTTAGCACGATCTGCCGATGCTTTGCTCTCGAACGTGGTTGTGGTCTTCTTGCCAGGATCTTTTACCTTTACTTCATCTGCCATCTTATCGCCTCCGTTTGGCTTGTTTATGATGTGAAAAGATAATTACAAAATCGCGTCTTGCGTCTGGTTCCATATTTCTAGTATGGAGTCATCGATACTCATCCCAGGTAGAGGGTTCACAATGCCCGCATCATAGGCCGCCCTCAATGCCGCCCTGCCGCTCAGTATTTTCGCAGTCACCAGGGCCGCCAGAGAGTTGGCTATAACGGAATTGGTATCTGCGTTTTCCTTGGGATCGTTCGGAATGCCGTCGTACATTTCAACGGTGACGGCAGAAGGCTCAAAGGCCACTGCGCCAGGGACCTTTAGGGCTACATCGAGCTTGGACTTCAGACTCAGGACTTTCGGTATGGCCTTCTTGATACTGGAAGAGAACTTGCGGACCCTGGACCTGGTGGGCAACAGCCTGAAAGCCAGAGCAGTCCCGCTCGTCGCCTGGCCCAACTCCTCCTGCTTGACGAGATCCATCATCTGCAAGAGCTGGTCCATCTTATCTTTGATGGCATTTTCGACCGCACCAAGCTCAGCCTGCCAGGTGAGATACTTGGCCTCGACTGAACCGGGCTCGACCATCAGAGGGCCATCGGTGCGGATCTCCCAGACCTGTTTTGCATGATTGAAGTGGTTGAAGGCGCTCTCCGGGGCCATGAAGATAGGCCGGGCGAACTTAGCTAGAACCTCTTCACGGCGAGAGAATGCCAGCTCCAGGGCTTCGATCAATGAGACGACGGAAGGCGTATAATCAGATCGGCCATAACTCCTGTCACTCGAAAGCGCGTTGTCCAACCT